AGCGCTTATACCTAGCTGCTCATATGAGTAATCAATATTCCTGGATGGAGATGTTACGTCTCCGTTATAGGATAAATGATTATGGAAGGCCTCGTATGGAAGTCGAAAAGGAAATTTTCGATCACCATTTCGAGGTCGTCGACGATAGTTATCCTAATAAGATAACTTTCGTTCCAAAGAACTCAGATGAGCATCGATCCATCGGTGTTGAGCTCAACGGTTCTATCATCTTGCAAAAGGTTTTTGGGGACTTGATCCGCAAAAAACTTAAACAATTTGGTTTGAACCTTGACTCACAGGCTCGAAATGTGCATTTTGCGAGGGTCGCAAAGACCTTCCAATTTGCTACGATCGATATTGCTAACGCTAGTAATACGTTGGCATATGAGACCGTAAAACTCCTTCTACCCCAAGAATGGTTTACCCATCTTGACTGCGTTCGCAGTCACTATGGTGAGTGTAAATCATTCGACTATCGTACTAAATATAGTATGTTTAGTTCAATGGGTAATGGGTTTACTTTCGAGTTAGAATCACTCATCTTTTACGCCACCAGTCTTGCAACTGTAATGGTTGCAAATGGTTATAACCTTGAGTTGGCTAAGAGGAACGTTGCAGTTTACGGGGACGATTTGATCATCCCCGCTGAACTTGCAGACGACCTTATTTCCAATTTAGGTTATATTGGCTTTAAGACCAATCGAGACAAGAGTTTCTTTTCTGGAAACTTCTTTGAATCGTGCGGAAGTGATTTCTATGATGGTATCGACGTGAGGCCTTTCTTCCTGAAGCGCCAGATTAGAACTGTTAGAGATGCGTACTTTGTACTCAACTCTTTGCTGTTCAAATCTGTTCGGGTTGGCAATGGATTCTTGATCCCTGCTTACCTAACACTTCTGAAGCACCTCCTCCGCATTTGTAGACCAAATCTTGCTCCTTTGCACATGGTGCCAAAGGAGAGGAATGGTTTCGCAGAAGTGGTGGACGATTTAGAAGCTGCACTTCGGGTTCCACTTAAATATGCACAAGCTCACGGGGCAGTGTCTTTCGACGCTACTTTGTTTGCTTGGAAATATAAAAAGTGGGTAAAAATTGCCGTAGAGTCCCGTGAAAATAGGAAACGAGATTATGACACTCAAAGTGCCAAATATCTCACTTTCCTAATGGGTACTCGTGAAGGCAAGATTGTCCTCAGTGGCAGAGGCCGGTTAAAACTGGTCAGCAAGCATTCATCCTCATGGGATGGAATGCTAACGAGAAGCGAACTCTCCCTCATAGATAGATTCTTATCCGTCTAGAGCAGAAATCTCGCTTTAATCTACTGATTCAGTAGGCCCTTCAGTTAATAAAAAGTCCCCCCGTTACTGCCATGGCAGTTGGGGCTCACTTTTGG